GGCTTGCAAGCGCGGCCGCGCTGCAATCTTTGCAGACACTGGACTCGGAAAGACCGCCATGCAGACCGCATGGGCCGATCAGGTTGCCAAGTACACGGGCGGCCGGGTGCTCATTCTTGCGCCGCTCTGTGTCGCACAACAGACCGTAGAAGAGTCTGCAAAGTTCGGCATCGAAGTCGAGTATTGCCGCCATCCTGACGACGCCAATTCACCGATCGTCATCACGAACTACGAGATGGTTGACCGATTCAACCCGAGTGATTTTGTTGGGGTGGTTTTGGATGAGTCATCTATTCTCAAGGCACACGACAGCAAGACCCGTGCAAAGTTGATCGAGATGTTTCAAGTGACGCCGTATCGATTGAGCTGCACGGCCACTCCCTCGCCCAACGACCACATGGAGCTTGGCAATCAGGCCGAGTTCTTGGGTGTCATGACGGCGACTGAAATGCTCGCCATGTTCTTCGTCCACGATGGCGGCGACACGTCTCAGTGGCGACTCAAGGGGCACGGCAAGAGCAGGTTTTGGGAGTGGATGGCTACGTGGTCCGTCTGCATCCGCAACCCTGTTGATCTTGGCTTTGATGGTTCGCGCTACATCCTGCCCGGATTGCAAATGCACGAGCACGTCATTGATTGCGAGAAGCCGCTTGACGGTCAGTTGTTCTCGGGTATCGCTCAGACATTGACGGAGCGCAGGGACGCGAAGCGACAGAGCCTGGCTGATCGCGTTGCTCTCACTGCCAATTTGGTCAACAGCCACGACCGACCGGCCATCGTCTGGTGCCACCTGAACGACGAATCGAAAGCACTCGCCCAGGCCATCCCCGATGCTGTGGAGGTCACTGGGTCGATGTCAATCGATGAGAAGGAGGCCGCAATCATGGCCTTCACCCACGGCTCACGGCGGGTCATCGTTACCAAGCCATCCATCGCCGGGTTCGGCATGAATTGGCAGCACTGCGCAGATATGGTTTTCGCAGGTCTTGATGACAGCTACGAGAGCTTTTACCAAGCCGTGCGCCGCTGCTATCGCTTTGGTCAATCCAAGGTCGTCAACGCTCATCTGGTGTCTAGCAGCGCAGAGGGCGCTGTGAAGGCAAACCTTCAACGAAAGCAGGGACAGGCCGACGAAATGGCTCAGTCGATGGTTGAGCACATGCGCGAACTGACCGCCCAACAGATCAAAGGAATCACGATGGAGAAGAGCGAGTACAAGCGCGACGTCGCGCACGGTGTTGGCTGGACGGTTCACCTTGGAGACTGCGTTGAAGTGGCCCGAGAGTTCCCTGACAACTCGATTGACTTCAGTGTCTTTTCGCCCCCGTTTGCCAGCCTCTACACGTACAGCAACAGCGACCGTGACATGGGCAACTGCAAGGACTATGACGAGTTCTACGGGCACTTCAAGTTTCTCGTTCGTGAGCTGCTGCGAGTCACCAAGCCGGGGCGCCTGCTGTCATTCCATTGCATGAACTTGCAAACCTCGAAGTTCCGTGATGGCGTCATCGGCATCCATGACTTCCGGGGAGAACTGGTTCGCATGTTCTGCGAGGAAGGTTGGATTTTCCACTCCGAGGTCTGCATCTGGAAAGACCCCGTGACCGCGATGCAGAGGACCAAGGCGCTCGGCTTGCTTCACAAGACCATCCGCAAAGACTCCAGCATGTCGCGCCAGGGAATCCCCGACTACTTGGTGACTATGCGCAAGCCAGGCGACAACCCGGAGCCGATTTCGCATACCCACGAATCATTCCCGGTCGAGAAGTGGCAGCGCTACGCATCCCCGGTGTGGATGGACGTCAACCCCACGCGGACGCTGCAATACAAGACGGCCCGCGATAGTGATGACGAGCGCCACATTTGCCCGCTGCAGCTTGACGTGATCGAGCGGGCGATGGAGTTGTGGAGCAATCCCGGTGATCTGGTGTTCTCCCCGTTCACCGGAATCGGTTCGGAGGGCTACGTGGCGATCGAGATGGGCCGTCGCTTTGTCGGAACCGAGCTCAAGCGCAGCTATTGGGAATTGGCAAAGCGCAACCTGAGCGATGCCCGAGAACACAAGAGCACGGGCCTATTCAATGACGACGACATGGATTGTCTGGAGGCCGCTTGAAAGAGGCCGCCATCCTCGTAGCCCCGGTCATCGACCTGCATCAGATCCCGGAGCAGGACCGCGCATCCGTGCGCCGGTTCCTCTTCGACCACATCAAGGGCCTGGACGCGACCAACGACGCTCGATGGAAGCGCTTCTGGGGCCGCATCTGGAATGCCGAGGCGGGCGAAGTGTTCCACCTTGAGCACCTGATTGGCCGCTCTGGTCCGTTCCACCGCATGCACATGGCCATGGAGCAGCGCCTATTCGAGTCCCAGGACCGATTCAACACCCTGGAGAAGCTGCGCCTATGGCTCAAGGCCGGAGCAGCGTGGGGAACCTACCAGTACAGCGAGAAGGCCGGTCGAATGGTCTTCGTGCCGGCGTCAACGAGCTACGACAAGTGCTCAGACGACGAGATGCGCGAAGTTCACCGGGACATGGTTGCCTACCTGCGCACCGACTACGCCCAGAAGCGCCTTTGGCGTCATCTGAAGCGCCAGGCGCGCGAGGAAATGGTTGAGACGATCCTGGCGGGGAGGGTGGAGGAATGACCGCCTTCTACAACGAGATTGACCTCTACGCGGCCGAGTGGCTGCGCAACCTGATCGCGGCCGGCCACATCGCCCACTACACGCCCGAGAAAACCACGCGCTACGAGTCGCACGTGCGACTCTTCGGCGCGCAAGCCATGGGGTCGTCCAAGCCGATGGCCGGGCCTCTGGGGCTTGGCGTCACGTTCGTGGTGCCTGTGCCTCAGTCCTACAGCAAAAAGCGCACGGCGGCCTGCCTGAGCGGTGCAGAGCGGCCGGCCAAGAAGCCGGACCTGGACAACATGCTGAAGGCGATCAAGGACGGCTTGAACGGCGTGACCTGGGCCGATGACTGCCAGGTGGTGGAGGTCCGCGCCACGAAGGTGTACGGCGAGATTCCTCGGGCCCAGGTGGTGGTCGAGACGTTGGAGGTCATCCCGGCATGAAAACAATCAACGAGGTCAAGGAGCGGTGCCACATTGATGACCAGGGCCACTGGCTGTGGCGCGGCGCAACTGCTGTCGATGGCTCTCCGCGCATCCACGCCCCGGACCTGTCGCAGGGCGGCATTCTGCGTGTGCAGCAGGGGCGGCGCTCGGTGTGGCAGATGCGGTCGCGCGAAGCGGTGCCAGCCGGTTGGCGCGTGTACTCTCTATGCGGCGAGCAGTGCTGCGTGCGGCCCGAGCACATCGGCTGCGGTCCCATGGATGAGGTCGCGCAGCACTACAAGCGCCTGGGGGTCTACTCCGACTGGACGCGCCGCTCCACTGCCTCACGCATCGCCAGCGCCAAGCGCACCAAGGCCACGCCTGCCATCTGCGCCGCAGTGCTGGCCAGCGACGAGACCGGCCTTGCCGTGGCCAAGCGCCTGGGCATCAGCAAGTCGCTCGTCTCGCGCATCCGCCGAGGGGAGCGCAATCGAGACAACGTGTTTCGGGGCCTGCTGGTGCCCGCCAACGACGGCATGCGGAGCGCCGCCTGATGGCCCTCGACGCGCAGGAGGTGCGCACGGCGTCATGAAAGGGCTCTTCTGATGTCCAAGTACCGCAACGTCAAGACCACTTCACACGGCATCCGCTTCGACTCCAAGCGAGAGGCCGCCCGCTACAACGAGCTCCTGATTCTGGAGCGTTCCGGCGCGATCCGTGGCCTTGAGCTCCAGCCATCCTACGAAGTCTGCCCGGCAGTGAAGTTCGATGGAGACAAGCGCAGGACACCGGCCCGGGTCTACAAGGCCGACTTCGCCTACTGGGAAGGCGACAAGCGCGTCATCGAGGACGTGAAGGGTATGCGAACTGCCGTGTTCAACCTGAAGCGTCAGCTTCTCAAGGCCCATCTGGGCCTGGAAATCAAGATCGTGAAATGACCCAGCAAACCGTTTCCCATGTGTGCGATGAACTGGTGTTTCTGCAGTTGAGAAACCAGCATATAGACCGCATCGAGCGCGAAATCTATGGGCGCGCAAAGAAGGCTTCGGTAGGCGATCACATGGTAGTCGCGGAGGAACTTTTCATGCTGGGCATGAAGCGATCCGCGAACGGATTGGCCACCGAGATCTGTCGCAAGACCCTTGCAACCTTCGCAGCAGCGAATGACTGCGCGACACCGGAGGCAGCGTGAAGGCTCTCCAAAAAGCGAAAACCCCGCATGTGCGTGCGGGGCTCTCTAAACAGGCGATTGTCGGGTGGGCTTGCAAGCGCGGCCGCGCTGCGATCTTTGCAGACACTGGACTCGGAAAGACCGCCATGCAGACCGCATGGGCCGCACTGATGCCAGAAAACGAAACGAGGAAACGTGCATGAAATGTGCCTTCGCCGCAATCATCCCGCCCTCTCTTGCCGATGCCGACGAAATCCTGACCCGTTACGGTCGGTGGGCAATGGACCGCGCAGCAATCCGCAAATGCGGGTCAGCCGAACGAGATTACCGGCCAGCGCAAAACGACGACGACAGACAGCCGCGCCAGGAATTGCCGACAACCGTCGAGGCTATGGCCGCGCAAAGGGCATTGCAGCGAGTACCTGACAGGGAGCGGATTGTGCTGTCAATCATCTACATCCCGCGAAAACTACCAATCGCCGCGCAACTCAGAATTGCCAACATCCCGGCAAGGCTCTGCCAAGAGCGCCATATCTCAGGGTTGCGAATGTTCAACAATCTTTTCAAAATTGCGATACAATCCAGGAACCTAACACCGAGTTAGCGAGTTGCTAGCCTTTTGGCTGGCGTCGCTGTCCCCGAAATAAAAGCCCGCCCTGAGCAATCTCGGTGGGTTTTTCTTTTCCCCCCGTGGTTGCCATGCCACCTTGCCCGCCCAATGCGGGCTTTTTCATTTCTGGCTGCGAATGTTTGCAGTCACTCACATCGGATAATCCACATGGAACCCGAAAACACGAAAAAAACGCATGGGTTCGCTAAAGGCAACCCCGGAAAGCCCAAAGGCGCTCTGAACAAGACAACCAAGGAAGCCAAAGCCGCAATTGCGATGGCTGCGGACAAACTTGGCGGCGTAGAACGCCTTGTCGCTTGGTGCAAAGAGGACGAGAAGAACGAGCGAATCTTTTGGGGTACGGTTTACCCCAAACTGATCCCGGTGACTCTCGCTGGTGACGCTGAGAACCCGATTCGCGCATCGCTTGTCGTCGAGTTCAAGTGAGCGTCAAGTTTCCGAAGAAGCTGCGGTTTCTGTTTGAGCCGCATCGGTACAAGGTCGCCTATGGTGGCCGTGGTTCTGGTAAGTCGTGGAGTTTTGCCCGTGCGCTGCTGATCCAGGGTGCCAAGGAGCCGATTCGGATTCTCTGCACCAGAGAGATTCAGAAGTCCATCGCTGACTCTGTGCACAAGTTGCTTTCAGATCAAGTGGCTGAACTTGGTCTGTCGAGCTTCTACGAGGTTCTGCAAACCACTATTCGCGGCAAAAACGGCACTGAATTCGTTTTTACGGGCCTTCAATCGCACACGGTTGACTCGATCAAATCGTATGAAGGCGTTGACCGTGTTTGGTGTGAAGAGGCTCATGCGATCAGTGCGAAGTCGTGGCAGACGCTATTGCCAACGATTCGCAAAGATGGGTCTGAGATTTGGGTAACCTACAACCCGCAACTTGAGTCTGACGAAACACACCAGCGGTTTGTTGTAAACCCGCCGCCTGACACGGTGGCGGTTTTGATGAATTACAGCGATAACCCGTGGTTTCCATCGGTGCTGGAAGCGGAGCGCAAACACGCGAAGGAAACGCTAAAGCCTGATCTGTACGCCCACATTTGGGAAGGTCGCTGTATGCCAGCAGTCGAGGGAGCCATCTACTTCGACCAAGTGGCCCAAGCGGATAAACGGATCAAGGAAGTCCCGCACGATGGCTTGCTGAAAACCCATGTGGTGTTTGACCTGGGATTCAACGATGCGATGTCAATCATCCTGGTTCAAAAGGCTAGTTCAGAGCTTCGGATTGTGAACTACGTCGAGGGTACGCAAAGGACTCTGCCGGACTACAGCGCAGACCTGAAAGCGCTCAGGCTCGACGGACAGCCGATCAACTGGGGTGAGGTGTATTTACCCCATGACGGCTTCGCAAAGCGTCACCAGACTGGCAAGGCCGATGCAGATGTGATGCGAGAGCTTGGATGGTCTGTCCAGAAGGTTCCGGAAATCGGCGTGGAAATGGGCATCAATCGGGCGCGTGAGATTTTCCCCCGTGTGTACTTCAACGAGGAACGCACGAAGCGTCTGATTGAATGCTTGAAGCGATATCGACGGCAGATCAACCAGACGACTGGAGAGCCAGGACAACCACTACATGACGAGTTTAGCCACGCAGCAGATGCGTTTCGCTACATGGCTGTGGTGTCTGACTCACTCGGCAACGATAGTTGGGGCGGTTCTCTGAGCTATCCGAGATTGAACGTGGCTTGAAACTAATTGCACCGCTGAGAAGCGACAAAGGAATATGGCAAAAGGCATGAATCAGGACGAGTTGAAGGCGCTTGTCGCAACAGAAATGCGGCAAAGCCTCGGCTATTCCTCGTCAAAACTGAGCCAGGCGCGTCAAAAGGCGGAGTATTACTACCTTGGCCTGCCGATTGGCGATCTTGCGCCGCCGGAGGTTGATGGTCGTTCGTCTGTTGTGTCCACCGATGTGCGCGATACCGTTGAGTCAATGCTGCCTCAATTGATGGTGACATTTTGTGGCGGTGACAAGGTTGTTAGCTTCGAGGCAACGAAGCCAGGTGAAGAGCGCAATGCTGAGATTGCAACTGAATATCTGAACTATCTGTTCTTCAAGCGCAATGACGGTCACAAGATCGTTTACACGTGGTTTAAGGATGCCCTCGTCCAGAAAAACGGAATCGTCAAAGTCTGGTGGGATGAGCGCAGCGAAGGCGAGAAGGAAGAGTACACCGGCTTGACCGATGTAGAGCTTGCTGGCCTGATGGACGATGACGAGCTTGAAATCATCGACCAGAAGTCGTACCCGGACGAGGAAGATGTTGAGGCGCGGCAAAAGGCGCTTGACCAGATCGGGAAGCAGTTGGCGAAAGCTAGTGAAGCCGCGCAAGCTGGGAATGCTCAGGCATTTCAAGCCGCGATGCAGATGCAAGGCCAGATTGACCAGATCAATCAAACGCCGGTCAAGATGCTGTTCGATGTGTCGTTCAAGCGTACGAGCATCGGCAAGCTGACGATTGATAACGTCCCGCCGGAAGAGTTCCTGATTTCGCGCAACGCGAAGGACATTGCGACGGCAAAATTCGTCGGGCATCGTGTGCAGCGCACGGCTTCTGAGTTGAAGTCTCTTGGATACAAGAACGTCGATAAAATTAGCGGAGAAGATCAGGGCCAAGCGGTCAACTCGGAGCGCATTCAGCGCTTGTCATGGAATGACGAGAACGCCTATATCTCTGATGACATTTCGACCGACGAGAGCCAGCGCCGCATTTGGGTGACTGAGGCTTACATTCGTTGCGACTACGACGGCGACGGGATCAGCGAACTTCGCAAGGTCACGGTAGCGGGCGATCAAATCCTGGACAACGAGGAAATCGACGTTTGTCCTCTCGTGAGCATCACGCCGGTTCCTCTGCCTCACACGTTCTTCGGCCTGTCCATCGCGGACTTGGCCCTTGAATCGCAGCGCACGAAAACGAGCGTTCTGCGGGCGCAGTTGGACAATCTCTATTTGACCATCAACGGGCGACATTTCGCGGTTGAAGGTCAAGTTAACCTTGATGACTTGCTGACCTCGCGCCCTGGTGGCGTTGTTCGCGTCAAGCAGCCTGGCGCAGTTGGCCCTCTGTCCACGACTTCGGGTGATGTTGGCTACTCGGCCAGCGTCATGGAGTACTTGCAGCAAGACCTTGAGAACCGCACCGGCTGGACGCGGTACAGCCAGGGAAATGACTCCGATGGACTGAACCAGACGGCTACGGGCGTGAACGTCATCACCAATCGTGCGGACATGCGCCTTGATCTGGTGGCGCGGAACTTCGCTGATGGCTTCGCAGGCCTAATGAAGCTGATGCTTCGTATTGTTTGTCAAAAGCAGCAAAAAGAAGATCAGGTCAGTCTCACTGGTGGCTGGCTTAACGTGACGCCGTCAGAGTGGCGCAACCAGTTTGATGTAACGATCAATGTAGGAATCGGGACCGGCAACAAAGACCAGAAGGTGCAGCACCTGATGGCACTTATCGCGCAACAGCAGACTTCATTCCCACTTGGCGTGAGCAATGCGAAAAACGTCTACGAGAGCCATGCAGAGCTTGCGAAGCTATTGGGCTACAAGGATACGAGTCGCTTCTTCACCGATCCCACGGTGAACCCGCCGCCTCCTAAGCCTGATCCAGAGCAGATGAAGGCTCAATCTCAAATGCAGATCAAGCAAGCCGAGATTCAGGCGAACGGGCAGATCGAGCAGATGCGGCTTTCCTTCCAAGCTCAAGCCGAGGAAGCGAAGCGAAACCACGAAGCGCAGATTGCACAGATGCAGGCCCGCCTACAAGCCGAAGTTGACGCTAATAGACAAAACGTAGAGGCGCAGCAGCAGGCTTTGAAGATCGGCCATGAAGCAGAGCTTGAGAAGCTGAAGCAGTTCTATCAAGAGCAGCAGCACCTTCGTGACAAAGAGTTTGAAGGATGGAAGGCGAAGCTGCAAAGCGACACATCAATCCTGATTGCGCAGATTCAGGCCAACAGCAAGACCGAGGCGCTTTCTATGCAGGCGGCAGAGGCGCAAGCAAACAGGAGCATTCAATTTGAGCAAAAGCCTTGAGCAACGAATTTATGACGGCCAACGATGCAGGGAAATAATCGAAAACGAGGCGTTCAAGCAAGCGTTTGCCGACATTGAGGCGGAGTTGACGAAGCAATGGATGGAATCACCGGCAAGAGACGCGGAAGGCCGCGAAAAGATTTGGTTGTATCGAAAAATGCTGGACAAGGTGCGGCTGCAACTTCAATCAACGTTCGACACGGGCAGGCTGGCCGAATTGGAAATGGACCACAAGCGGACGCTGGCGGAGCGGGCAAAGTATCTTGGAATGAGTTTGTTGCGTTGATCCAGTCTCATCGGTCTTGGAAAAACTCTGTGGCCGCTGCCTTTTGGCCTGACGCACCGGAGAAGCTAATCAAAACTGAGTGCGGGTGGGTCAATGTTCATCCTGGGCGACCAGCCTACCAACTAAACAACGGCGACCTGATCGAAATCCAATGAAAGCATTTCACATCAACAATACGGGGCAGACCATCACTGTTTCGACTTCGGCGCTGTCGATGGGGATCCCAAGGGACAGCACCGGATACCTGCCGAAATACGTGACCATTCGCGCGACCGCGCCGGTCTATGTGAAATGCGGCTACCAATCAGCCACAGCAGTAGCTGGCGACATGATGGTGCAGCCATCTGACGGTGTAAATTTGTGCGTCAGTGGCTGCAATGTCATTTCTGTGGTTGCCCTGACTGGATCGGCAATTGTTACGGTTACGCCTCTGGAAGAGGGGGCGTGGACCTATGACACGACACCGGCATATGGACTTGAGCAGGTTGCAACTGGTGATTTTTCATCGTCAACCGGCTGGAGCGTCCCCGCCGGATGGACCATCGGAGGCGGAAACGCGACAGCAGCGGCAACGAGTGAAACGCTGCGATATGGGACGACGACGACCGTGGGCCAGACGTATAAGGTTGAGTTTGACATCAGCACATACACGTCAGGAACTTTGTATGTTGCCATTGGCGACAGCTATGGGACTGCCGTCAGTTACACAAGCTCAGGTCATAAGACCGTGAACCTCACGGTAGTCTCATCCGGGACATCCGGTGTTGCCTTTTATGGTGGCTCATTCGCTGGCGTTCTTGACAACGTGAGCGTCATGCAAGTCCTTTGAATCTAGCCCTTCCGCAACGGGCTTAGACGCCGCCTCAGGGCGGCTTTTTGTTGCGCCTTCCTAACGTCGAGAGACGCCGGAGAAATATGGACACTCCTTCCCAGGAATCCACTGGACCGCTGAACCAAGACTCAGCCGCAGCCGCCTTTGCTGCCTTGCTTTCCGAAACCACGGAAGTCAAAGAGCCGCAAGAGGGGCCAGCAGACACGCCCACAGAGGCCCCTGCTGATGATGCAAGTGAAGTTGCAGACGAAACGTCTACCGGAGATAGCGAGAAAGTCACCATCGAAGTAGATGGCAAGACGGTTGAGCTATCGAAAGAGGAACTAGCGGAAGCCTACAAATCGGGCCTTCGTCAGTCGGACTACACACGCAAGACGATGGAAGCAGCCGAGCAGCGCAAAGCCGCCGATGCCGAAGTCGCAAAGGCCCGCCAGGAACGCCACGAGTACGCGACCAACTTGCAAAAGATGCAGGCGCAACTTGAGGGCGCAATCCAGCAGCAGGCCCAAACAGATTGGGACCAGCTACTCAATTCAGACCCCATCGAGTTCATGCGGCAGCAGCACCTTTTGCAACAAAGGCAAGCGGCTCTTGCAGAGAACCAGCGGCAGCAGGGATTGGTGCAGCGACAAGCCCAATTTGAGGCAGAGGAAGCGGCACAACGTCACCGCTCGGAGCAATCGCAAGCACTGCTTGAAAAAATGCCCGATTGGAAGGACGAAGCCAAAGCCAAAGCCGGAAAGATTGCCATTGCCGACTACCTGAAATCTCAGGGCTTCGACAGTGACGCAATCGGACAGATTTCAGACCACCGAGCCGTCTTGCTGGCGAACAAAGCGATGCTTTACGACGCAATGATGGACAAGGCAAAAGCCGCAGCCAAGAGGGTAGCGGCATCGCCTCAAAAGGTGGTCAAGCCTGGGGTTGGCGAGTCTCCCAACCTAGACAAGCGCGGCGCTGCATTTCAGCGTCTGAGCAAGTCTGGGAGGGTCGAGGATGCCGCCGCCCTGTTCCAAGCATTTGTTTGAATGAAAGGGGCTAAACATGGCCGCACCTACCAACACATTCCTGACTACCGCCGCAATCGGCAACCGCGAGGATTTGACGGACGTCATCTATCGCATTTCGCCCACGGCAACGCCGCTGCTGAACCTCGCTGCCAAAACCAAAGCATCGAACACGCTGCATGAGTGGCAGACCCAAGACCTCGCCGCTGCCTCGGCATCGAACGCGCAGGCCGAAGGTGACAACGCCTCCGCGAAGTCCGTGACCCCGACCGTTCGCCTGACCAACCGGACGCAGATCAGCACCAAGACCGTCGTCGTCTCCGGAACTCAGCAGGCGATGAATCCGGCTGGCCGCTCGAACGAACTGGCCTACCAGCTTTCGTTGGCTTCGCTGGAGTTGAAGCGCGACATGGAGTCGTCGCTTACGCAGAACCAGGTGACGGCAACGTCGCCTCGCCAACTGCGCGGCCTGACTGGTTGGGTCGTGGACAACTATGACAAGGCCTCTGGCACGACGCTGGCATCGTACAGCGGCAACACTGCGACGACTGACGGCACCCAACGTGCATTCACAGAATCGCAGTTGAAATCGGTTCTTCAGCAGGTGTTCACGGCTGGCGGAGAACCCGATACCGTGATGGTCGGACCGTCGCAGAAGCAAACCTTCTCGACGTTCTCCGGCAACGCTACCCGCTTCGACAAGAGCGAGGACGCGAAGCTGTACGCCGCCATCGACGTGTACGTCTCGGACTTCGGTTCGATCAACGTTGTGCCGAACCGCTTCCAGCGCTCCCGCGATGTGTTCGTGCTGCAATCCGACAAGGTTGCTGTTGCGTACCTGCGACCGTTCAGCACGATCGAACTGGCGACGACTGGCGATGCAGCGCAGCGCGAGCTTGTCGTTGAGTACACGCTCGAAATGCGCGCACCGAAGGCTCACGGCGCTGTCTACGACGTGCTGTAAGCACTGACCGCAACATGAAGGTGCTGGCCTAACCGCTGGCGTCTTTTCTTTTGGAGAAACCATGCCGAACCTTCGACAAAACGCCGATGGCTCCATGGGCATTCAGGGTGTAGACCTTGATGCCGGTGGGTTCATCACAATCAACATCGAATACACCGCTTCGTCCGTGGACAAGGTGTGTTTCGTCGCCACGCGCAGCTACGTTGTGCAAGGCATCACTGGACGCCCAACGGTTGCCGGTACTGACGCATCAGCAGTCACAGCCGTTATCAAGAAAGCGGCCTCTGCAACGGCCATTACTTCGGGTACGGCGCTGCACTCCAGCACGTTCAACCTCAAGGGGACGGCTGACACGATCCAAGCTCTTACGCTGTCCACGACTGCGAGTGACTTGGCAATTGCAGCCGGAACGGCTATTGGGATTGACTTTACCGGGGTGCTGACTTCGGCTACTGGTGTGGTCACAGTAACGCTGGCTCCGGCCTGATCCTCGGGGGCTTCGTGCCCCCTTCTCTTTTTCCTAACGCTGAGAAGCGCCGGAGATTCAAATGGATGGTGGATTCATCACCGTAGTTGCCACTGGAGTGGCGATTACTACCAGCGGGACGAGCGCCAGCGCAACGATTCCGAACGCAAGCGACGGAAATCTGCCGCGCTACATCCGAGTAGTAGCGACCTCTCCCGCTTGTGTTCGCATCGGCAAGACCAGCGCAACGGCTGTGACTACCGACCTGCAAGTGCAGCCCGGTGATGCTGTCATCCTTTCTGTCGCTGGATGCGACAAGATCGCGGCTATCCAGGTTTCGTCTGCTGGGGTGGTTCAGGCCAGCCCGCTGGAGAACCTATGAGCGCTGTACAGACAAAGCTCCACGTTCACGATGGCGATGTGACGTTTGAGCGAGTGCAGGACTGTACGCCGTACCTTGAACGCGCCACGAAACTGCGGAACGAGGGTATGCATGGGTCGAGCGAAATGCGCCACGCCGCCCACTTTCCTGCGGTCTTGGTCGAGCGCTATTGCAATCAGCACGGGATCACCTTTGCTGAGTTCATGCAGCGCAAAGAGGGCCATGTGAGGGCGATGCTGTCTGATCCTGATTTGCGCGGCTTCCGCGTGTGGGAGGGTCGAGCATGAGCATAACCAACTACTCGGAATTGCAGACCTCGGTTGCCAACTGGCTGCACCGATCTGACCTGACGGCGCAGATTCCAGACTTCATCGCGATTGCAGAGTCGGCGCTTTCACGCGACCTTGACTGCAAGGAAATGGAGACAAAGACGACGCTAACGACCACATCGGGAAGCGCAACAGTCGCGCTGCCTGTTGACTTGGTCGAAACGCGCCGATTGATGGTTACTGGCACATACAACACGGTCTTAAAGTACCTGACGCCTGACGAATTGGCGCAGGACTATGGAGACAACAGCACGGGGTTACCTTGCGTGTTCACAGTAATCGGCGGCGCGCTTGAGTTGGCGAAGATTCCCGATTCTGCCTACACGATGGAATTGACCTATCGGCAGCAAATACCTGCACTGTCCGATGCTTCCACAGCAAATTGGCTATTGACTCGCTGGCCTGATGCGTACCTCTACGGGGCATTGCTGGCGGCGCAGCCTTACATCATTGGCGATGCCCGTTTGCCAGTCTTTGAAAAGAAGTATGCGGATGCAATCAATGGAATCAACGGCATTGATTGGTACTCTGGCACAACGATGCGAGTGAAGTCGAGATAACTATGACCATCGAAACCGCAACCTACGTCAGCGACCTCAACGAGTCGCTACCCGCTGCCACCGATCCGAAATCCGAAGGTGACGACCATCTGCGCCTGATTAAGTCGGCGCTGAAAAACACGTTTCCCGGTGTGACTGGTGCGTTCTCTCCGTGGTTCACGGCGACGAATGCCACCTATTCAAGTGGTTCGTGGACCTACACGGCAACAGGCGCAGCTAGCTATGCATCTGTCGATGTCACCAGCGGCTTTAGCGCGTACTACGCGAGTTCTGGCACTGCTGGAAGCGCGATCACTTGGAGCCGCGTTGGACGGTTCGATGCAAGCGGGAATCTGATGCTTGGAAACCCTTCTTTCGGGACGACGCCTACCGGGATGGCTAGCGCCGTGCATTTGCCGAATGGGACCGCTCCGGGTGGAGCTAGCTTCGCTGGTGGTGTCTTGTGGGTTGAAGGTGGTGCGCTCAAGTTCAAGTCTGGCACGAGCGGGACAACGACCACGATTGCATCGTAATCATGCCGATCATCACTGTCCCCGCAGCCGGTGAGAAGGGGCTGATCCAAGACATTCCATCGCAGGAATTACCGCTAAATGGCTGGAGCTATGGCGTAAACGTCATCTTCCGAGACGGCTCTGTCATGCGCTCATACGGGAACCAGTCCGCATTCTCTGCACCGTCTGTGACGCCATATCACATGGAAATGTTGCAGACCACTAACTACAAGTACTGGGTTCACTGTGGCCTGAGCAAAATCTACGTTGACAACGGGACAGGGACGCGCAATGACATTACCCCAGCCACCGCGCCGACTGGATCGGCTGACGACATTTGGACAGGTGGTGTTCTCGATGGCATCATGGTTTTGGGTAATGGCAAGGACAAGCCTGTTTATTGGGCCGGAAACACCGGGACGCCTTGTGCTGTGCTGCCTGGCTGGGGTTCGTGGTCTGCCGCTGCTGTCAGACCGTTTCGCAACTACCTAGTAGCTGTTGACGTTACCAAGTCGGGAACCCGATACCCGCATATGGTCAAGTGGTCGGATGCTGCTGTGCCCGGCGCTGTTCCGGCATCGTGGGACGAGACCGACCCTGGCAAGTCTGCTGGTGAGCAAGACCTAGACGGCAATGACCCATTGGTAGATTTCGTCCCGCTTGGCGATGTTGGAGTGCTCTACAAAGAGCGGTCGATGTGGGCTATGCGGTACATCGGAGCGCCGCTGATTTGGCAGTTTCAGCGGCTTCCTGGCAACGTTGGGGCGCTGACTCGCAACTGTGTAGCAAACACCCCGCTGGGCCATGTGGTGCTGGCCCAGGGTGACATTGTTTTGCACAACGGACAAGGCGCACAGTCGATCATCAATGAGCGCAATCGGAAGTGGCTCTTCGACAATATCGATACCACGAACTACAAGCGGTCATTTCTAGCGACGAACCCATCAAAAAATGAGGTATGGGTCTGCTTCCCGTGGTCTGGTCAATCGACATGTTCTGTAGCGCTTATCTGGAATTGGGTTCATGACACCTGGGGAGTTCGCACTATCTCCGGTGTGACTGGTGGAATGTCTGGCGTAATTTCCTACACGGCTCCTGGACAGGATTGGTCCGACACTGGTACGTGGGACTCTGACACTACGGGTTGGTCAAGCGACGTGTCTAGTCTGGTTGGTGAGCGCCTTGTTATGTGCGATACATCACCGTCGATCTGCATCTATGACACCGGCTCTGACTTCGACGGGGAAGTTTTGCTATCAATCTTGGAGCGAACTGGACTTTCGTTTGATGATCCTACATCGGTGAAAGTCATCAAAGGGATTCGCCCTCGGGTGACTGGTACTGCTGGCGACACGCTGCAAATCTCTGTAGGTGGGGCGATGGACGTTGAAGGCGCGGTAACGTGGTCCCCTACGTTCAATTACACGATAGGCACGAGTTACAAGGTTGATGCCTTCGCAACTGGTAGATTCTTGGCGATCAAAGTCATGTCTACGGGCGGCAATCCGTGGTCGATTCGGTCATTTGATATTGACTATGACGTTGTGAGCGCCTACTGATGTACACGCCTGGAAATGTCCCATCTGATCCGAAAGATATTCCTTCATTTTTGCGTCAAGAGCTTTCGTCTCTTGCTTCGCAAGTGGCTGGGGCTGTCCCGTCGCTGAGGCTTCAAAAGCTGTACGCAGTCCCCGCAAGGCTGATTGAAGGGATGCTTGTCTATGCAGATGGCTCTACATGGAACCCTGGTAGTGGGCCGGGTGTCTACCAATATCGAGGCGGCGCATGGCACCACCTCGGGTGAACGGCTCATTCTTGGTTTCCAAGTCTGAGCAGCGCGAACGTGTTGAGAGGCTTGAGGAAGAAATCAAAGCCCTACCGCAAACCATCGTGGAAATGGAGCATCACATTCATGGCGGCATCTACACGCGCACTGGAAAAGTTCCTGCGGGACGGGTGTTCACCGGGGTGACGCATCGCAAGGACCACATCAACATCGTCGTAGGCGATGTGACTATTTTGGGTGACGGCGGTCCGATTCGCCTCACAGGAACAAGCATCTTCGAGTGCCAAGCTGGAACTAAGAGGGTCGCATTTACTCATGCTGACACGCTCTGGACAACCATCTTTCGGACCGACCTCACGGACCTCCATGAGATTGAGGATGAGATAGCCGAGGAACCCTCGGAACTTCAAACGCGAAAGGTAGAAAAATGGCTCTCTTTGGATCAATCGCAGCGCCCCTCATTGGAAGCGTTGTCGGCGGACTGCTGAACCAAGGCGGGGGCGGTCAATCGACGCAGACCAGCTCTCAAAAACTCGACCCTCGGGCGCAGCAAAGCATGTACAAGGCGCTCGGTGGTGCTGATGCCTTGTATGACAACCAGATGGCATACGGAGGCATAAATCCGCTGATGAATGCTGGAATGACAGCGCAGCTAAATGCGCTCACGGACCCGGCATTTTCTCAGGGGTACGGCGCGATGCGTAGCGCAGGACTTGGCCTCATGGGTCAGGGTGCCGCTGGAAACCCGTTTTCCTCAGGTCAGGCGTCATTGACTCGCCCGACGATGGGCGGCGCGTATGGCGGGATTCCTCAATTCAGACAAACCCAAGATCAACCCCCGCCGCCTGCTGGTTATGGCATGGGTGGACCGCAGCGACTACAGAACAACGCGCATGGAGGAACTCCGAGCTACCTTCCCGCCGTTGATTGGGGAAGTCTTATGCAAGCCGGTATGTTCAAGATGCCATCGGCAGGTCAGGGCGGAGCGAATCAAGGAGGTTCGCCGGGTGGCTCGCAGCAAGACCCAGGCGCGAATCCCTGGGACCAAATCGTCAACCGTTCGACGGGGTACTAAATGGCAGCGAATCTCGGTTTTGGCGCAAATCCGTACAGCGGGACGGGTGGTTATGGAGATCAGGGCGGGTTCACAAACGACCCAGCACAGATGCAGCGAGCGATGCCGCAATATCAAGCGAGCGCCGGAGGCATGCGACCGGATCAGGGGAACGTCTACACGACTCAGGCGTTCGGACCAGATCAGATGAATCAAGACGCACAGTCCCAGTTCAATCAAGGGTCACAGTCTCAGACCGGGAGCGCGTCGGCTATGCCGCCGCTTGCATCTGGACCGCAGTTCAATCAGCTTCAAAGCCAAATTGGACAGGCGGGGCAAATGGGGCAAATGGGGCCTAACCCATACACAAACGCTCAGGCCGGAGCGATCACTCAGAACTTCCAGAACCTCTACAACAACACCATGAAGCCGCAGCTTGATAGCTCGGCACAGCAGGCTGGTGGGTATGGTGGTTCTCGCGCTGCGATTGCAAGCGGCATCGCGCAGCAAGGTATGCAGCAGCAATTGGGCTCTTCGCTGGCTAACCTGTACTCGCAGAATTACAGCCAGGACCAGAACTACAACTTGGGAATGACCAACGCCCAAAACAACTACAACCTGGGGATGACCAATGCCGGGTTGACTGGTCAGGGGCAAATGCTCAACTATGGTCTTGGCATGACCAATGCAGGTATCAACCAGCAAAACAACATGATGAACTATGGTCTTGGCATGACCAATGCTCGGAACAACTACAGCCTTGGCATGGCGAACGCTGGTAACACTTGGCAGAACAACCAGAACAATTTTTACACGCAGCAGCGCGGATTGGATCAATCTGGAATGGCGCTCGGTGCGAACCTGTACAACCAAGGGAATTCTGGCTACCTCGGTCAAGGCCAGGGCATCTACAACCTTGGTTTGTCGCAGCAGCAGCAGCCTTGGGCTGTTCAGAACGCCTACACAAACAACACCTCGCCTTACACTGGCTATGGCGCATCCAACCTCGGCACGGCGAACGGTTCGCTTGCTGGGTCGATGGTTGGCGGTGGGCTGCTAGGGAAATACATTTCAAAGGGCATGGATGGCGGCTCTGGAAATGTGAATCTCGGAAACGTCAGCGGTAGCGATCTGAGCATGTTCTATGGAGATTGATGCATGGGACTTCTAGACCTAAACGACCCCGAGCAGCAGGGCCTTTTGTCTCTGGTCGGCTCACTGATGGGGACCGGGAACTTTGGCGATCAGCTCTCAAAGGGCGTCGCTGGATATCAGGCGGCGCAATCTGCCGACTCCGACAGGAAGGCAAAAGCGCTGACGATGCAAAGAGCGCAGCTTGAGCTTGAACAGATGCGCAAGGCGCAGGCAGATCAAGAACTTGCCAACCAGACGGCGGCGAAGTTCTACAGTCCAGGACAACCGGCATATCAGCCGATGAGCCTTGGAGCTGATATGAACACTGGCATCCCCGCAACCGCAGGGAAAGCGCCGTCATTCGACATGCAAGGATATGCCAATGCTCGGATGGCTCAGAACCCGATGGCTGGAATGGCAATCTTGCAGGCGCTCCAGAAAGAATTGCCTATCGACAAACTTTCAGCGGAGAAGTTCACCCCTCAGAGCTTGGCGAAATTCCAGCAGAGCCGAAACTATGGCGACTTGATCCCACGCGACAAACTCGAAAGTGTCGATGGCGTGATGGTCAACCCATACGATCCGCGCAATGCCAACCGTGCGATTCCGAACCCGAACAAGCCTTTCTACACTGGCACGAATGGGGAGTTCATGCCAAACGTGCCATATCAAAAATACGAGTTCGGCAAGGCGGAAGCTGGCAAGCCATCGACGCTAGTGAAGGTCGAGAACCAGATGGGCGGAAGCATCGCTCAGCAAGTTGGCCCTATGCTCAAGGAGGGCAGAGACGCGGCAAACGGCGCAGCAATGCAAGCCGATGCGGCGAAGCGCATTCTCGCGGTCACTGAGAACAGCAAAATCTTCGCTGGTCCTGGTGCTGACACGAGGCTCAAGATCGCACAGGTCGGAGACTTGCTTGGCATCGGTGGAAAGTCAGACGCAGAAAAGATTGCCAATACACGCCAAGCCATTCGCGGACTCGCTGAAATGACCTTGCAGGGTCGCAAGCAGATGCACGGTCAAGGCCAGATTACCGACAAGGAAAGCGCACTCGCTGAGAAAGCCAACTCTGGCGACATTTCCGATCTGACTCCTTCCGAAATCAAGCAGCTTGCCAATGCATCAGCCAGGGCGGCGAAGTTCGTCCACAACCAATACGCAGACTACCTTGGAAGCGTGAAGAGAAACCCGGACACGGCTGGACTGGCGGCTTTCTATCAGCCCTTCAAGTTCCCTGACATGAAGATTGAGGAACCAATCGGATCGGCCCCGGCCTTCAAGATCATCGGAGTCGAATAATGCCCGTTTACACAGTCGAAGGACCGGACGGAAAGCGCTACAAGATCGAAGGCCCTGCCGGGGCTACAGTCGATCAATTGGCGGCTGTGATTACCAACAACAAGCCCGCAGCGCCAGCCATGAATGTTGATCCGACAGATGGCATGAGCGCACTTGAAAAGTTCGCGGCTGGCTACGGAAAGGCTGGTTCCGATGTAGTGCGCGGTGTGCGTCAGTACTTGCCTGATGCCATTGGCGGTCTGTCTGCCGATGACCTGGCTGAATCAAAGCGCCTTGACCAAGCACTTCAAAACACGACCGCAGGCAAAGCCGGAAACATCGTGGGTAGCATCGTTAACACGGTTCCGATGGCACTTTCTCCTGGGGCAAACACCATCGTGGGTGGCGCTGCCTATGGTGCATTGATGGGAGCGCTGACGCCCGAGGAAAGTGGCATCAAGCGACTGCAAAACATCGGTGTCGGCGGCGGTCTTGGTGGCGCTGTTCCTGCGTTGTTTACTGCCGCCAAGGTTGGCAAGTCGATGCTAGACCCACTCTACCAAAGCGGTAGAGACAAGATCGTTGGAAACGCGCTCCGATCCGCTGCTGGGTCTGATGCTGACATGGTTGTCAACAACCTGCGAAATTCCGCGCCTGTTGTGCCTGGTAGCTTCCCTACTGTTGGTCAATCCGCCAACAATGCAGGCATCGCAGCGATGGAGCGCACAGCATCGGCCATTGATCCATCCGTAGCAAATGCATTTGCCCGTAGGCAGGCAGACAACAATGCGGCGCGGATCGCTGTGCTTGATGGTGTTTCTGGCGCAGAGGGCAGGCTTGCCAGTGCCTTGGCTAGTCGTGAGTCTCAGGCGGCAAGTTTGTATGGAAATGCTCGGTCTGCTGGTGTTTCTCAGGAAGCATTACAGCCAGAGTTCCAAGCGGCGCTTGCCCAACTTAACCAACGCATCCCAGATGACGTAAAGGCCCGCGCTTTGAAGCTCGCAAAGCTCGAAGGTGTGGCTCTGGATAACACCACATCGGTGCAGGGTCTGCACTGGATGAAGCAAGCGCTCGATGCGGAAATCAGCATGGCAAAACGTGCTGGCGACAACACGATGGCGAAGGCTTACACAGGCCTTCAAAAACAACTTCTTGGTGCGCTAGACGTTATTAGCCCTGAGTACACCGCAGCGCGTGAAGCATTCTCCGCTGCATCCAAGCCAATCACGGAAATGAAGATCGGTCAGGCTATCGCAGATCGTTCCATCAACCCGCTGACTGGGAATGTCACCCCAGCGGCATTTGCTCGGGCATTCAGCGATAGGACGGCTCAGGGTGTATCAAAGATGCCAGGGGCTACGCTTGAGAGTTCTATGTCTCCAGAGGCTTTGCGGTCATTGGGCAATCTGAAAACCGATCTTCAATCGATGAATTTTGCCAATACCGCTGGGCGTGGAGTAGGCTCTGACACAGTGCAAAAACTTGCCTACTCCAACATGCTGGACAGGGCCGGTGTTCCTGCGGCGATGCGGTCTTTTGGGGCTGCTGGTGTGGTCGGCAACCTGGCTCAAAAGGCTGGGAATGTCATCTACTCCGACGGCAACAAGAAGATCGCAGAGCAGCTTGCAATGGCTATGCTCAATCCGAAGGAAGCGGCTGACTTGATGGCAAAAGCCACGACACGCAAGGGTTTGCTTGCGATTGAAAACGCCGTTCGTCGCGCAGGGATTGAGTTCGCGCCGATGGGTCTGCTGAGTACGTCTAATCCTTGATCTTGATAAGGAAAAAGCGTTTCAGCTTTCCATCTGGCATCCACTTCTGAATAGCGAGGCGTATCGGCAATAGTACCAAGCCGAAAAACACCAGCAGGAAGAAGGGTCGGATCAGTATGGCGATCTGCCAGTTTTCCAAGTCCATCAACACATTCTAGGCCCTTCGGGGCCTTTTTCATTTCTTGGGGTGCAAGTGTGTTTCTTTTGACTCGATTTGCTGCGCTAGCGGCGCTTCTAGCCTGTCTGAGCGGGTGCGCCTCGGACTTCAAGCTAGGTAAGGTTGTTGCAACACCAAAAGGGTGCAGCGAAGCCAGAAAGGTTGGTCATGACTGTTGATGAAATCTTCGCAAAGGTCAAAGCCGCGTTTGAGTGGCACTCCGATATCGAGCAATGGAAATCCCCAGAGTATTGGGCGACCTGGCAAGAAATGGATGCAGAACGCGGCGATGTGAAGCGCGGGGACTGTGACGACTTTTCGGCCATGTGTGTGCATCTGTTGCGCTCAAGCGGACTACCGGCTCGATACGTCATTTGCATGACTGAGACGAATGAGTGCCACTGTGTAGCCGACAGCGATGGCCTGATTCTGGACAACCGGCAGGCTACGGTGAAGCGCCGTGAGTTTTTGCCTTATCGGTGGTTGATGGCGTCTGGATTGAAGGCCGGTGAAGAGTGGCGGGAGATTGAGGAATGAGGATGCTGTCCCTTGTGGTTGGCTTTGTCCTTGCTGTCGTTCTCTACGCTTGTGGCTGGGCTTCGGCTCAATCGACGCCACTTCACTTGCTTATCTACGGCGACAGCCTGACGGCGTGGAGCAATCAGCAAGGATTCACTACTCGCGTTTTCGACCAGACGCTGGCGTCTACGTGGCCCGGACTTCTCCACCTTTCGCGGCCTGATGTTGTCATCAGTGAGCAGTCAAACGGCGGCGCTACCTGTGGCGAACTGTCGAAGCGTTTCAGTGGCATCGGCGCGAAGTTCCCGGCTGATTCCGTGGTCATCGAATGCGGCACGAACGATGTGCTTGAAAACGTCCCACCTCATCAAACACTCTCCGATGTACTCGCACTCATGGATGCGAAGCCAAAGGCTCGGTACATCGTCATCCTCCCGCCTGCGCGGTTCCGTCCCCTAGAGCCTGCTGGCTGGGACGCTTCAATCGCTGCTGTGCGCTCCGTTTTCCTATCGCTTCAATCCTCGAGGCCTGGTTATCAGATCGTTGTCATTGATCCTCTAGGGGTCACCGATTGGCAATGTAGCCCGGACGACCCGCACCTATGTGCGAACGGTCACAAGGCGATGGCTGACAGTGTGTTGTCAATGATTGGAGTAGCACGATGAGCGAGGGTATTGATTTGCGTGAGTATGGACGGCTTGAGCAAGAGGTGAGGCAACTCACAGACAAGATGGAAAAGGTTGAAGAGCAGCTAGCTCAGATCGTCGGCATCCTTGAACAGGCGAAGGGCGGATGGCGGACCATGATGGCCGTTGGCGGATTCGCTGCAACGCTGTCGAGTGGCATTACCTGGCTGTTTTCACATTGGGCATTCGAATGAACCTCTCTGACCATTTCACTTTAGAAGAGTTCACCGCCTCGCAGACGGCGGCGCGGTACGGCATCAGCAATGACTTGCCCGCTGATCTGCTGAGAAACGCAAAGGCTTGCGCTGCGATGCTGGAGCGCATCCGGTCTTTCCTCGGTTACCCGCTGCTCATCACCAGTGGCTATCGGAGTCTCAAGCTCAACTCGATGCTTGGAAGCAAGTCCACCAGCGCACACACCGAGGGCTTCGCGGCTGACTGGCACTGCCCGCAGGCCGGGACGCCTATGGAGATTTCCAAGGCGCTCTCTGCCCATGTGGACGAACTTGGAATCGGCCAACTAATCAACGAGTTCCCCGGTCCTGGTGGCTGGGTGCATACCTCTGCCAAGGCTGTAGAGCCTCGTAACCGAAGCATCACCATCAACCAAGCCGGGACGTTCCCCGGAATCGTAGGAGCTTGAACATGGATTGGACCTCTATCCTCAAGAGCATCGCGCCCACGGTTGGGACGGCGCTTCTCGGTCCTTTGGGCGGCGTGGCTGTGTCGGCGCTTGGAAACATCCTCGGGGTGTCCGATGCCACGCAAGACAAGATCGCCTCTGCCATTCAAGCCGGGCAGATGACGCCTGAGCAAATCAGCAAGATCAAAGAGCTTGAGCTTGAGTACCAGAACAACGAGAAGGAGCGCGGGTTTCGGTACGCTGAACTTGCATTCAAGGATCGTGACAGCGCTCGGGTTAACAATGTGGCCGGTGGTGTCCAACATCACATTTTTTGGCTGTCTGTCCTGCTGCTTTGCGTGACGATTGGATGCGAAATCTTCGTGTTGTTCACGGGATACCCGACACAAATCCCGGAAATCATCGTTGGTCGCGTTCTTGGCTTGATGGACGCTGTTGCGACGATGGTGCTTGCCTATTGGTACGGCACGACCAACGGAAGCGCTCAGAAGTCCGAGCTTCTGGCTAACTCTGCACCCGCGAAGTGAGGTAGGCAATGGGACTGCTCGACGCTCTCAAAGATCAACAATTCCGCTCTGACGTTGGCACGGGGCTTCTTAGCCTTCTCCAAGGCGCATCGAACAGCGCGGCTTCCACCGTGTCCGGCCCTGTCGATCTGATGGCGGCAGGCCTGCGGAAAGTCGGCATGAACGTGCCGCAAAACGCGCTGCTCGGCTCTGAGTGGATGAAGCAAAAGGGCCTGACTCAGACGCCACAGAACGAGTATGCGGGGATTGCCGGTGAGTCGCTGGGCAACATCCTGCCGATCGTGGCCCAAGCAAAGGCCCCGCAGATCGCTAACGGCTTGTTGTCGATGGCTCAGAACGCTATGACGCCAGCAGCACCGTTTATGGCAGAAAGGGGCGCGGTAGTTGTTGGTCCGCGATCAGAGGCACTGGAAACTGCCCGCAAAAATGGGGTAACAATGCTCGGCCTTCCAGAGAACAACACCGCGCTAGATAGAGCAAATGCAATGCCGGAATTTGCTAAACCTCTATGGCAGGGTTTTCGTGGAGATGGCAAAGAGGGCAATTGGTACACGAACTCTGTGGCTGAAGGTGTGAGGCGCGGTTATCTTGAAAACAGGCCGATATCTGCTGAGTTTCGTGGCCCGTCTGTTGGATTGGTAGCAGAAGACCCGAGCATTACGTTTGGTCCTCAGTTTACGCAAGATGTTGTGGATATTCTCGGTGGAGATTTAGGGAAGAAGTTTCTAAAGGATGTTGGAGGCCCTGGCTCTCAATTAAGTCACTTTGATATGATCTACGCCTTAAAGTCGCGGCTTGGTTCTGGTGGCCTTGGAGAACAGGCTGCACTTGATGTTTACAACAAATCTAAGGCCCGTACCAAGGGGTTTTCTGGCGCTGACTTAACACTTCTACATCCAACTACTCCCGTAAGGTATGCAACTGCCGCCTTTGATCCGGCCAGAAGGTCGGAGTTGGATCGCATGGCCGGAGTTTTGCCGTTGGGGCTATTGAGTATTCCAGATAGGGAGAGTTCTGGTCAACGTAAATGACGGTAGATGATCCCTCCTTAGCATATGCATAGTCAACATCCCCAATGATGCTCATCAACGCGCATTTCGCATCGTTCAATGTTTCAACTTCGCCGTAATATCGGCGCTCTTTTTCTCCGTTGATAACTTTTACGCCGTAAATGTGATGGATCATTTTTCATCCTTTTGAATTTGCCACCGCACCCACGCGGCCCCGCCCAGCTCTCGCAGTTTGTCGCGCTGGGCAGGCGTCAGTCGCAACGTGACCACTACGGAGTGCTCCCCGGCCACGAGGGGCTTGCGGCCTTGGCCCCGGGCGTTGGGGGGCGCTTT